ACTAATTCGGTTTTAGTAGAAAATAGAAAACATAGTTTTTCAACCATATCAGGTTCCAACATACCATTAGGTTTAAATTTTGAAGAAGACCAAAGAGTATTTAGATTGAGACCAGAAGAGGGTGATACAATTATACAAGGTAGGTATGGACAATCTATTAGATTAGGAAGTAATGTTAGACGCAACAGAGAAGGTGAAGAAGGAGCGACATTTACATCATCACCTAATATTAAATTAGTGGCTGGTTGTCTTATGTATGACAGAGCTGGTGAAATCCACAGAGAAGTTACAAGAGAAAGAGGGGGACTGTTAGGGGGAGATTCAGAAGTTGTTGGATATAGAGACGAATATGACATTAGAAGTCACACTGAAGATTTAAATTTAGATGAATCTTCATTATATTTAACTACCAATGAGGTCGTTACATTACCTGAACCAGCTCTTACTATTGGTAAAAGAAAAATCTCATCCGATTATAGAGGACCACAGGCCATACTAGCTTCTGAAAGAATTGTAATTAATGCAAAACCTAAACTTCTACCTGATGACGTAACGGGTGATACTAAAAGTCAAGTAGCTATTTTGTCAAATGATGAAATCATATTAGAAGTTCCAAGAGGAAAAGTTACAGACGGAGTTGGGTCAAATGATTTCACTTCACTTATGGGAAGTTCACTTCGTATGGGTGCAAAAATAGGTGGTTTAGACCCAGTAGTTAAAGGAAATAGTGACTTTAGTAGAGTCATTGATATAGTTTTAAATACACAAATAAGTGCTAATTTAGCAGCGATAGCGGCCGAGACAGCTCTACCAACACCTAATGTTCAACGAATCAATGCATTGGTCCAAGAAAATGGGGAGCTAGAAACAATAAAAAGCACAAAAAGTTTTTATAGTAAAACAGTAAATACTGAATAGGAGTAATAATGAAAAAAAATGACTTAATAAAAATAATAGAATTAGTTGTCCGTAAAGAAGTTAAAAAACAGATGACTGAGATATTTATTAATGATAAAGAAGAAATCAAATTGTCAGAAACGATTTCTAAACCAAAACCTAAAAAGGTTGTCAACAAACCTAAAAAACAATATAGTAAAAACCCAGTTTTGAACGAAGTATTGAACAACACCAAACCATTAGGGTCAACAGGACAAACTGACGAGTATCCTACATTGGGCGGTGGAGTGTTAGGTTCTGACAATATGGCAGAAGTATTAGGTTATGGAGATTTAGGTAGAGGACAGAATAAAGAAAGAGCTAGAGAAATGGCAGCAGTTGACACGATTAAGAAAGCTGGTGTTTCAGTAGACGCAGTTCCTGAGGGAGTTCAAAATGCATTAACTCGTGATTATTCTGGATTGATGAAAGCAATTAATAAAAAGAAAGAGGGTGAGGGTAATTATAGACCTTAATAATAAATGAGCACATTTGACATAGATAGTAATGATGATTTTTATGTTGGTATACAATTTCCATTAAGTTACGCTGGAACATATGGATTTTTTAATCAATCTAAAACTGTATTTGAACAAGTTAAGTCCAATATAAGAAATCTTTTACTAACGACACCAGGAGAAAGACCACACCAGCCAACACTGGGTTCCAACTTATCAAATATATTATTTGAAAATATAACAAATGATTTAATAAGTGATGTTCGTGATAAAGCAGAAGAAACTATAAGGGAAGCTATTTCTGAGTGGTTACCTTATGTCATTTTAAATGAAGTAAATGTTTTTCAAGATGAGAACAATCAAAATAAAGTTTTTGTTCAGATAGAATATTCAATTACTTTGGACCCAAATACTTTAGACCAAATAACATTCACTTTTAACGGAGATTAACAATATGCCAGATTATTCAAATCCAGATTTTGGAACAAATTTAAAAACAATAAACAAAGATGTAGATTATCTTGGTAGAGATTTTGCAGACATTAGAACAAACTTAATTGAGTTTGCAAAAGCACATTTCCCAAAAACATATAATGATTTTAACGAAACATCACCAGGTATGATGTTTATTGAAATGGCAGCTTATGTTGGTGATTTGATGAATTATTATATTGATAATCAATTTAGAGAAACACTTTTATTACAAGCAGAAGAAAGAAAAAATATTTTTGCAATAGCACAATCATATGGATATAAACCTAAGTTAGCAGTTCCAGCAACTGCAGAGTTAAATTTTTCAGTGGTGGTTCCGGCGACAACAAATGACGCTGGAGATTATGTTCCTGATTTAAGTTATGCTGGAGTAGTATCGGCAAACTCTATCATTGAATCCGATACTGGAGTTGAGTTTACATTATTAGATAGTGTTAATTTTAAAGTTTCAAGTTCTTTAGACCCACTAGTTGTTGAACAATTGATACCAGCTTCTGGAACTAATCCAACAAATTATAGATTGTCAAAAAAAGGAATTGCTAAATCAGGGACAAGAGAAACTGAAACTTTTACATTTTCAACTGCCCAAAAATTTGCTAAGATTGTTTTATCAAATGAAAAGGTTACAGAAATAATATCAGTTACTGATAGTAATGGTAAAAAATATTATGAGGTTCCTTTTTTAGCACAAGACACTATATTTGAATCAATAGAAAATACAAGTCTTAATGACCCTGCTTTATCACAATATCAAAACGATACACCTTTTTTATTAAAGTTGATTAAAGCATCAAAGAGATTTACAACGAGGGTCCGTGCGGATAACAAAACAGAATTAAGATTTGGTTCAGGTGTTAGTGATAATGCAGATGAAGTAATAATTCCAAATCCAGATAATGTTGGTTCATCATTAGGTTTTGGAGTTTCTAAAATAGATGAATCTTTTGACCCAAGTAACTTTTTAAAAACTGAAACTTTTGGTCAAGCACCAGCTAATACAACATTAACCATTGTTTATAATTATGGTGGAGAAGTTCAACATAATGTTCAAGCAGATACTATCACAAACTTTACTGACTTAACCTACACTATAAATGAGACAGGTTTAGATACAGACTTATTAGGTGAAAGTAGACAAACTTTAGGTGTTACAAATATTACACCTGCAGCTGGTGGAGCTAGTCAAGAAACATTAACTGAAATAAAAGAAAATGCTGCAGCATACCTTAACACACAAAACAGAGCAGTGACTAGACAAGATTATATTACAAGAGTTTATTCATTACCACAAAAGTATGGAAACATAGCTAAAGCATATATTGCACAAGACGAACAACTAGAAATTCAAAATGGTGGAGAGGTAACAATACCTAATCCATTGGCTCTGAATATGTATGTATTAGGTTATGATGAAAACAAAAATTATCAATCTATAAATCAAGCAGTAAAAGAAAATTTAAAACTATATCTTTCACAATATAGAATATTAACAGACGCGATAAATATTAAAAATGCTTTTATTATTAATATTGCGGTTAAATTTTCAATCGTGGTTCGTAAAGGTTTGAATCATAATGATGTCTCATTTAGAGCTATTCAAGCGGTTAAAAGACATTTTCAAACTACGAAGTGGCAAATCAATCAGCCGATTATTTTGAGTGATATTGCTAATGAGGTATTAAAAGTTGATGGAGTGGTTAGCGTTTCACCACCTGACCATAACAATCCTAATTCCGATTTAATTGTAATTGAAAATAAAAATTTATTATCACAAGGATATAGTGGAAATGTTTACGATATGACATCAGCAACAAGAAAAGGAATCATTTATCCATCATTAGACCCAAGTATCTTTGAGGTTAAATTTCCAAACACAGACATTGAGTGTGAAGTAGTAGGAGAACAATAATGCATTATTTTGAATTTGGAAAAAGAGACGCAACAATTTATTCAGGTGGGACAACATCTTCCATCAATACTGGTTTTGATGAAATATTAGAAATCAATAAAGTAGTTGCCGATAATGGTACGGTACAAAATGTATCAAGAATATTGATTGACTTTGATTATACTTTTATTTCTGAACAAATAGAACTGGGAACTATTCCTTCATTAAGTGAAACTAGTAGTGTAAAATTTCATTTAAATTTATATGACGCAACATCAGAAGAAGTAGAAGCTGAGCAAAGTGTTTTTGTTTATATGGTTAGT